CGTTCCGAAGTGAACAACAGACCGGTGCTTGGCCTTGTGAAACTGAAACAGGGCGACCCGGACAGCGTTTTAGTCTGGTCTGATGAGGAATTTCAGACATGGATTAATACGAGCGATACATCGGAAGCATACGAACTTGTATCCGAGAAATCCGGGGTGAACGGACTGCTGGAAGTTCCCCTTGTTTACTTTTTCAATCGCAGGGCAACAGGTAAACAATGGTCAGGTGAAAGCAATGTTGCTGATATTGCTGTAATAGATGCGAACATGGCCAGGGATGCTGTCCGGGTTGAAAGTCTGATGATGAAGGCTGCGTTTCCTATGCTGTTACTTCCAAACAGACCGTACAATACAGAAGAAAAAGCACCGGAAATAAAGATAGGCGTTTCGCAGGTGTTAGGCTATGACCCGGAAACAGGAGCGAAGCCGGAGTGGATGTCACCGCAGGTGGCATCTGCAATTGAGCCGATGCTTAAACTCTGGGAAAAGAAAGAAGCAACAATATTCAGCATTGCCGGGTTATCTGCCATCATGACTGCCGGGAATTCCATGTCGGCACGAAGTGGCGAGTCACTCAGGGAGTTGACAAAATTTCTTGATGCAAAACTGGCCAAGTCTGTTACGGCAGAACTGGAAGCAAGGCGTAATGTTATTCGTCTATGGTGTAAGTGGCAGAACAAGGAGGATCTGTTTGAAGAAGTGCACATAACGCACGATTACAAATTCAGCACAACGGATTTCATAACCTCCGTATCCGACATTATGACTGAGAAATCATTGCTTGCCAAGTCCGGCACGGCACAAAAGGAACTGCTGAAAAAACTTATTCAGATAGGCACGTTAGCAGATATTGAACCCGAAAAATTTCAGGCAATCGCTGAAGAAATAGACGGCGCTGATTTTACAAGCACAGAAATGCCTACGGGCGAAAGTGTGATGAATGAATAAGCATAAGGATATTTACGCAAAGGCGATTCTTTTTTTTGGGGCAGATTCTCAGTTTGAAAAGGCTGAAGAGGAGTTGACGGAACTGCTGTTGGCTGTGAAACATTTCAGGTCAGGGAAGTGCGAAGCACGGTCGGTAGCATCTGAGATTGCTGACGTGGAAATAATGTGCGTTCAGTTACGGATATTGATAGTCAATGAACTTGTTGACAAGGAGAAACATGTGAAACTTGAACGCCTTGAGCGCATGGTAGCAGGATAAAAAAAATGCCGGATGAATTTAATTCATCCGGCACTTAATATTACACTTCTTCCAGTGTGAAACTGATCGTCGCCCATTGTAAGGGCTGTTTTTCCGGTTCGCTTCCGAAGTCCTGATGGCTTCGGAAGTTCATGATTGCCTTATATTTAATTCCCTGCTGTCCCCATTCGTCCTGGAACAGGGTGACTTTCTCCAGTGTTTCCTCATAATTCCGGATGTATTGAAACAATCCGGAAAACCCGGCTACTGCATCCGGGTCGTACGTACATGGTTCAAATATCCGGAACGGAAACCGGATATTGATAAGCTCTACCTGCACACCGCCTTCGTGTACAGGGTAAATCTTGGAATCATCATCAACCTCAACCTCGAAGTCTGTCTCCGAGGTTGATTCGATTTGCTGTTGGATATTCTCAAGTAATTCGTCGAGCCATTCATTTTTTCTCATGTCAATTTTCATTTTTTATCCTTTCGGTTTAGGCCGGACTTTTCAGTCCGGTCCGGTTAATTCCCTGCTTGATTTTCTCTATTTATACAGGAATGCTTTTATACTGTCAAGCAATATTTTTTAAATATATTAAAATAGTTTGTATTCTGAACAAATATAGATACTTACAAAAAACAGGGTTCTTTATTTTTTACCATAATAAAGAAAAATATAATAATATCAGATATTTTTAACTTGACTTGCATTTTTTCTCATTGTAATTCTGCAAATATATTATAGAAAAACAGAATCCGACCGGAAGGTCATAACAATCTACAGGAGGTGGCGAGATGCCTTGGAAAAAATCAGCAGACGGAAAATCTATTGAAATCGGTGAGGATGGAAATCCTATTTTTGTATATCCTGAAACTTCGGAAGAAGCATCTGTTAAATTCGATGATACGCTCAAGAAAATCAAAGAACTGAACACAGAAGCCAAAACGCACAGGTTGAAAGCATCCGAACTTGAAGCGAAACTGAACGAAATCAATGAAAAATACGGAAGTATTGACATTGAGCAGGCAAAAGAAGCACTCAAAACGCTGAAAGCACTGGACAAAGGCGAACTGATGACGGCTTCCAAGGTCAAGGACTTTGAAAGCCAGCTGCGAAAAGAGATTGCGTCTGCATACGAAGGGCGTATTCAGGATATGACGAAAACGTTTGAAACCGAAAAACAGAAATTCACTGCTGAAATTGAACAAAGGGAACGTGAAATCAGCAATAATATTATCAATCAGTATCTGCAGAACAGCATCGAAGCCGGTGCTTTGCACAAGAAAACAGATATTCAGGATACCCGGCTGGCAATGGGTTACCTGGGCGACCGTATTCGTGTTGAAAACGAAAACGGAAAGCGACGGTTGGTAGTATTGAACTGGAATTCAGACAGACCCATCATGAGTTCAAAACCTGAAAAAGCAGGTGAACCTGCTGAATTTGAAGAGGCTTTGTACGTCCTGTTCAGCACTGACCCTTTGTTTGATCGTGTTGCAAAGAAACTGCCGGGCGGGCCCGGTTCAACAGGCGGCGGTGGCAAAGGCGGCCCTATGGCCATGTCAACCGTTGACTTTTACAAGGAAATTTTTGAAAAAGCGGGGCAGTCTCGTTGAATATAATGAACTGCAGCGCAAAGGAGTGATATTATGGCTACACTCAAAGAACTCTCTGACCTGTATGCGAAAAAGCAGCCTACACAGGTTGACAGTCTTACGGAAGATGCGCCTATTCTGGCAATGTTCCCCTGGGAACCTGCTTCGCATAACATGTGGAATGTTTATGCGTCTGTTGCCAGTGTAACAGGCCCCAGTTTCGTTGATTTGAACAAGGCTTTGCCTACAATCAGCATGGACAGCGACATCAAACAGTTTGACCTTGCCAAAATGGGCGGTCAGATGACAGTTCCTTTTGACACTGCGCAGAACTGGCCGGGCGGCGCTGCAGGTTATTTTGCGAACCAGACACCGTCTATTCTGCGTGAAGGCGGTGCTTCTGCTGAACAGAGTATTCTGTATAATACGCTTCGGGCATATGCAATTGCGAACGGGTACGCACTTGAACCTGCGTCACCTGTAGGAGATTCTGCAAATTATTCCCTCCTCGCTGTTCGTTTTGTTCCCGGTGTAACTACCGGGCTGTATAATCCACTGGGCTTTGCACAGGGGGCTATGCTGGAATCCGTCCCGATTAACGGCGGAGCTGTTTATGACATAGGTTCAGGCATTTACGGGTTCGGTATGATGCTGGTCGGGTATTTCGGCGTTCAGGTTGCTGACCCTCGGACGGTCGGAACGATTGTAAATATTCAGCCTACAAAAATCCCCACAGCAATGCAGATGGATGACATCATTTCCATGGTGCGTGGAACTCCTGCGAATACATATCTGTTCATGCACCCCAGAACGCAGGCAATGATTCAATCTCTGAAAGACGGGTATATGCAGATGACGGTGAACGAAAACGGCATCAACCGTGTTGTTGCTGCGTGGAACGGAATTCCCATCGTTACCAGTTACAACTTTTACAACGGAACAGAACCGGATGTGAGCATTTAAGGAGGTTGAACAATGTATAATCATGAATTAAAAGCCGGTGACTGCTATTATGCCGAAGCACAGACCGTACCGCAGAATGACAGCGCAGACGGGAACGGCGGCGCACTTGAACTGTCCGGAACAAACGCAGGAATTGAGATTGTAGCAGTTGTTACAACGGCACTCGCTATTGCGGATACGAAGGTTTTCAGTATTGTTCTGCATGAGAGTTCGGACAACGCTGTTGCTGATGATTATGCGGCAATCCAGACACTGTACACAGTTACAGCAGACGGAGCTACAGCTGTTGTTGCAGGTACGGAACTTGGCCGTTTTCTTCTGCCGACCGATACCGAAAAATACACAAAAGTCGTGCTGACATCTGATGATGCAACCATGACCGGCGCTGTATCTGTTTACGCAAGGTATGTCGGAAGATAGTTAAACTTTATCATTCTGTTTTGTTTTAAAATAAGGGATTGAGCGCATGTTACTTTATTCGACTGATGAAGATATTAACTTAATACGCAGATCATTGAAACAAGCAATGCCGAAAGATGTTTCATCATGGCTTGACTTTCATAAGCAGTGCTCCGGAATACTGGAATCCGACCTGACTTTGTTATTTGTTCAGAAGTTTTCTGACAGTCCTGCGTTCAATCCTTTATATTTACGTTCCGGGTATCACTATATTTCAGATGAAACAACGGCAGTCGCACAATACGAACGTGTTTATGTCAACCATGAACACGGGGCGGGCGGCAACCGGAATTCCGTTTACATGCTAATCGGTGATGCGCTGACAATAACGGATTTACGGACTGTTGACTTTTCGGATGAAGATGTTTGGCTTGAAATAAACAATCAGATGAAACTTGCGGCAAGTTATCTAACTATCTCACTTATTTATGAGTATCTGTCAACAGACCGTGCGGAAGAAGACGGCTTTTACAGGCAGCACAAGATATACATGGATAAGTATAGGGAAGAACTGCAAAAACAGCATGATATAGGTTTTTCGTATGACTGGGATGCGAGCGGTGACGTTGATTCTGATGATACACAACCTGAAGCACTTGAAATTGAAACAACGGTGGTCTGGTAATGCCTGATATTAATGATATATTTGACAATGCGCAGGTTGAACTTTCCGATTTCGCTGATAAAACGGAACGCAGGATGCTCAAGGCTATCAAAGCATTGGAAGAAAAAATCATTGATATAATGAAAGACGGATTCCCGGAAAACGGGAAACAACTTACGTTAAAGGCAGCAACAGACCTACAGAAACAACTTGTGGAAATAGTCCAGACAGATTTTGCTTACAATGTTCAGACAATAACATCAGAATACGAAGCCATACAGGGTATCATACAAAAACAGTTTGAGCTTGCCGGGCTTGAGGTTGAATTTGCATCTGTTGACAAGGCACTTGTGAATCAGTTGGAATCAGTTATTGAAAACAATTTCATGCACTTGGCAGATGAGGCAACCGAACAGATAGCGCAGGGATTGTACAATAACGTCGCCGGGGCGACTTCATTTTCTGACTTTGTTGATACGATAAAAACAGCATTGACAGGGCTTGAAACGACCGGGGGCGTTCCTTTGTCTTCATATGCAGGACGTTACGCTCAGGATTCGGTCATGAACTTCTATCAGACCATGAATCTTAACCTTGCTAGACGAGCCAAACTTACAAAATTCCTGTACTACGGCAATGTTTCAAAAACAACAAGAGCATTTTGTATTGCACGGGTAGGGAAAACATTTACCAAAGAGCAGATTGACAAATGGAATTCGTACTCATGGAAAGGCAAGTCGTGCGATGTTTGGATATGCAGGGGAGGTTATAATTGCAGACATCACCTAATGCCTGTCAAAACGGAATGGCTTGATGACGGTGATCTGGAAGTTGGTAATTATTTTGACGAAAATCCGGACGAATATCCGGATGCTTTGAAAGCAGAAGTCAGCAAGGAGTTAAAAAAGTTGTAAACATGGCAAACCAACTTATAAATGTTGACGTTTCTGATGCTATAAACGGGTTGAGACGGATAAACCTTGAATTCGGGAAGCCGTTTTTAAACGAACTCGGTGCTTTCCAGATTGCGAAGATCAATTTGCGAACAAAGGCAAGTAAAGA